TGCTTGTTGGCCGCGACATAGGCCGGCGTGAAATTATTGGTCGTGTTGGTGTCGTTGATTCCGAGCGCCGGGCCGATGATCCCCGCCGGCTGCAAGGCCGATGACCCCGAGATGCAGTTAGCGGGCAACCATTTCGATGTTCCGGCGACGGTCAACCCCGGATAAAGGTTCGTCCAATGCTCGACGGTCGAGCCGTGGTAGCCCCAGTTCCAGATGTGCAGCAGCGGCGTCGTCGCGTCGAAACAGTCGAGCCCGATGAAATAGGAATTGCCCGAGACCCAATTGATCGTCACGCTATGGGTCGCCAGCGCGCCCAGCGAAATATTCAGCTTGTAAATATTGGTGGTCGCCTGGACGCAGGAGAATTGCGTCGCGGCCCCGCCGTCGACCTGCCAGGAGAGCGCGCCCGAGGACGTCGATCCGAAATAATAAATGTCGCAGGAAGTGCAGGCGGTCTTGGTCGTGAAGGTGATCGACCCGGCCGCCGTGGCGTTGAACATCGAACCGCCGATCGACAGCAACCCGGAGCCGTTCGGCTGAGTGATCCCCGAGCCGGACACAACGATCCGGTCATCGTAGGACGGGAACGAGCCGCCATAGCCGCCGGCGCCGAAAAAATTCTCGCATTGGGCCTTGATCCCCGCCGCTGTCAGCAGGGCCGCGAGCTGGACCGGCCAGCCGTTATAGCCCTGCATCGCGCCAGAGCCCGCGCTTCCGGTCCCCGAACCCGTCCCTCGCGTGTTCGAATCGCCGAGGCAGGCGATATAGCCGTGCGCCGCGCCCTGCCGAGCCAACGCCAGAGCCGCGCGGATGCGTCGCGTTGTCGAGGGCGAATAATTATACATATGCCCGACGCCGTATTTCAGGACATAGGGCGCGGAGGGCGGAATCGGGGGAATGCCGATGGCCTTGGCTTCCTCGCAAGCAATGAGGCCGCCACCCGCGACCGCAAGTGCCAGGCGCGCGGCGCCGACCGACGTCGCCGCCAGGAGCGCGCGCTTGGTGATTTCCGTCATGTTCAGTTTCCCGAGAAATGCAGGATATCCCCGGCGTTCGACCCGTAAGCGGACACAGCCCCGAGATTCGACACGCCATAGGAGATCGCTTCCCCCGGCGCGAGAGGATACCAATGCGCCGAATTCGCGCTGTCGGCCGTGCCGCCGACATAGATCGTGCCGGCGTTGCTCGTGTCGGACTTGACGACGACGCCGTTCGTCAGGGATCGGGTGGGAAGCGCGACCGGCGAGGCCGTCATCGTCGCATAGTCGCTAACGATTGGACCGGCGCTTTGCGCCCGCGCCGACGCGCTCAGAACCAGCGCCAGCGCGCCCGCGAGAACGAGTTGCTTGAACATGTAAGCTTTCCTTAATAGTTCGGACGCGAACCAGCGTCACGACGTTGGCGGGCTGATGAGCATGACGTGGATCGAAAGCCGCACCTGGCCGGCGGTGAAGGCGGCGCCGGTCGAGGCGATCAGGATGTTGGTGGCGGCGTAATAGGGCGCGGGACCAATCATCCCGTAGTTGGTCGAGCCGAGCGCAACGCCGAGAGCCCCGCCGAACAGCGTAGCGTTGCCGGATACGCCGATATTGTAGGACGGCGCGCCGGTGACCGCGGTCGTCACGTGGCACCCTACGCCATACAGGATGCAGTTGGCCGGGATCGGCGTCCCGGCGTTGACCGAAGTCCCCGAGGTCAGGTCGACCGTCTGCTCGATGACCTGGAACTTGATCGCCGCGCCATTGGCGCCCTGCGCGATGGGCGTCAGCGCCGTGGTTCCGGTCAAGACTTCGGAGAGTTTCGCCGCCGCGAAGCCCCCCGCCGTCAATCCGTCATGGACCGTGACGCGATTATTGGTCGTATCGACGATCAATTCGCCCTGCGCACCAGTGTAAGCGGCGACATTCGCCGCCGTGTCCCGGCGTCGTTTGACCTGAACGGACATGATTTCCCCTTGATTATGAAGTGCAGTTGCCGAGGTCGATCACGGCCGTCACGGTTGCGCCGACCGTCCCGTAATCGTCACTCTCGGAAACGCTGTCGCCCGAGACATGCCCGAAATCCATCGTCGTCCCGACCGCCAGCGCCGAGGCGACCGGCCCAAGCGATCCCGTCCCGGCGACCGTGTAGGAATAGGCCGTGCAAGTTGAGAGGTCTTGCAGGCCGCCGCCAAGAATGTTGAAGGACTGGAACTTGAAATAGATCGTCTGCCCGACCGACGCCCCGACGAGGCTGTATTTCAGGATCGCCGCGTCGAGCAGGCAAAACCCGGCCCCGGAACTCGCCCCGCTCGCGCTTGAGCCGCCCTGGCCGCGATAAAGCCCGGTCAGATTATATTGGTGCGCCGCGGTCAGCGTCGCCGTGGTGAAGGACAGATATTCGCCGCCGACATAGCACATGGTCACGCCGGCAGAGGCAGAGGCCGAGGTCGTCGAGGTCAGGGTTCCGGCGCTTTCCGTCAGATTGACGGCGAGCGTGTCGGAACTGTCGGGATTGGTCCCCGAAAAAGCCGGAAGCGAAGCCGAAAGCACGCCCTGGGTGGCCGAGGCGTAAAGCGTCGTGACCTGATTATAGGTCGTCCCGTCCGCCGAGGCCCAGACCACGCAGCCGCCCCAATTGGCGTCGCCGCTCTGCGGCGAGATCGCCGCCCACAATTCGGAGGAATTGTCGGTCAAGGCCGGCGGAGGCTCGAACAGCAGCGGGGCGTTGACCGAATTCGGCGCGTTCGACGTGGTTGGCGCGCCATTGCTGGTGGACTGGGTCGGATAGGCGACCGCCGTTCCGGTCCCCGCGAAAAACTCCTCGGCGGTAATGGTCAGAACGCCCGCCTCGTCTTCCTCGATTTCGGTGATCCGAACCGCCGTGGCGCTCAATCCGAGGGCGGAATCGTTCAACTCGACAATATCCATGGGCTCCAACAGGCAAAATTCCTCGCCCAATTTGAACTTGTAGGTGTTTCGGATGTAGAGCCCGCGCTGGAGGATCAATTGCGCGACCGTCTGCCCGATCCCGACATCGCAGATTTCGTGCGCCGTGACGGTCGAGCCGACACGCAACCCAAAGCGCTCGATCATCGACTGGTCGAAAGCGGTGACCGGGCCGGAATTGTAGTTGTCGCTGCGCGACTGGATCTCGACGCTCTGCCAGTTGGCGAGCGAATAGGGATCGACGCGCGTGACCTGGACCGGGTCTTCGCCCTGCGAATAGACGAAATCCTCGTCGGTCAGGCTGTAAAGCGCGGTCGTGTTCGGCGTAAAGGTCGCGCCATTGCCGCTGACCGCGCTATCGGCGAAGGGAACGATCTTGAGCAATCCGTCCGACCAGATCGCCGTCGAATTGGTGATCTGGAGCCAGCGCGCCACAATGGACGACGCCCGCTCAAGGTCTTTCAGCACCGGCGAAAAGGCGATGCTCGCCGCCTTGCAATAGGTCTGGTAGCCGTAGGTGGAATTAAAGATCGAATCCGATGAGATCGAGCCCGCCGGGAAGCCGACGCCATATTGGCTGCTGGTGAGGAAATCGTAGAGAACTTCGGCCGGATCGGCGTCCGCGGCGTTGAAGCTGGAACCGCTCAGGATGCCGTAAAGCTCCATGGTGCTCGTGTTGACGGTCGCGCTCGTCCCGAGATCGAAGGTCTGGCCATAGACATAGGCCGTCCCCGGATAGGCCAGCGCCTCGCTCGGATAGTTCGACGTCAGGCGGGACCACACCGATTGCGGCGACGACCCATTCGCGAGACTGAGCCCCATGGCGCCGAGCGTCGTCCCGACCGTCGAGGACTGCCAAATCCGGTTGATGCCGTTGATCGGCCCTTCGCACAGCCCCATGATGATGTCGGCGTAATAATGGGCGGTCCATTGCTTCTGGCCGCCCTTGCCGACAACCGACGCCCAGGCGCCAAAGCCGTCATACCAGATGATGTTGGGCGAAATCACGCTCTGGCCGTAGACGATCGGGACCGGAACCGCGGCTGACGTTCCCTGAATCTGGATGCCGGAATAGGTCGTGGTCTGGGTCCATTGGTTGCCAGACGACGAGCGGAGAAGGCCCATTATGTCGCGTCCCTTTCAGCCTTTGCCCAGATCGAGAAGAACCGCGCCTTGCGGGCGGGCCTGGTCAGTTCCGGGTTTTGCGCAAAGCCTTCTTCGATGACCTCGCGCGCGGCGGTGTACGAATGGACCAGCGCGAGCGGCGCGCTCGACGTGATGATTCCGCCATGCCCATAGCAGCGCCCGAACCGAAAAATCGCGATGTCGCCCGGTTGCGGGCTTTCGACCTCGCCGCAAGTCTCGTTGAGCCAATGCAGATATTTTTCGTCGGCCCGATGCAGCATCCAGTCCGGCGGATAGGGGCGCGGGTCGAAGGGCGGGACAAGGCCAAGGTCCACGAAAACCCGGACGATGAGCATTCCGCAATCGACGCCGGCGCCGCGAATGTCGGCCCCGTCGTGATAGGGCGTGCCGAGCCAGCGGCGGGCCTCATTGACGACCGCCGCACGCGCGGCGCATTCCTCGATTTCTGGCGTCATTTGCCCTTCCCGCTTCTGGCGACGGTGGTCGTGGAGAGCGGCCCCGTCATGATTTGCGGCGGCGGCACGAAGGGATAGCCCCGGAAATTCGCCAGATTGTTGAACTTGCTCTGGCAAGTCCCCATCGTGTGGTCGCAGCCCCACGCCACGGTGAACCAGTCCCCGGCGGCGGGAGGCGTCGCCAGAGGCCCGGCCAGCCCAAGGCCGACCCCGTTATCCGCCCATTTGACAGTCGCCTGCACTCCGGCGTTGGCTCCGCTCGTGAAGGTCACGGTCCCCTGAACATCGACCGCATTCGCGCCGGTCCACCGAAGATAGTTCAGCCCCGAACCCGAACCGGCCTGCGCCGTCGTGGAGTAGGTTCCGCGCGCGACACCGCAGCCAGAGTCGTAGAGAACATGGGTGCATTGCGCCGCCCACAACCGGCGCGGCATGTCGATGTCGAGAAAGACGGTGTCCGCCGCGACCGTGACTTGCGCCGTGGTGCGCCCGATCTGGTCGATCGAGGACACCCGCCCCTTGAACATGATGGCGGTCCCGATCGGGACGAGCGAGCCGCCGGAAGTCGTCCAGGAGGAGAAGAACGCCTTCTCGCGCTGAATGATCGCGCCGTCGAAGGCGCCTTGCCGCAGCGCCTGCATGAACGGAACAGAGCCGAGCGTGTCGGTCGTCCGCGCCATGATGGTGATCTGCTGGCTGTCCACATTCAGGCCGAGCGAGCATTTGTAGCGCAGGCCGGAAATCAGGACCGACGAAGCCGAATAGCTGTAGCCATTCCAGGCGACGGGCAGATCAAGGTTCGTATAGGTCAGGATCGAACCATTCGCGAGCCAGATCGTGAACAGATCGCCGACTTGAAGCGGCGCGTCCGAAGTCGGGCGCAGGCCGTTGAGATAGCTGACCAGGGCAGAGCTGGCTGATTTCACCGGATGCTCCTGAATTTGACGCTCTTGTTCTGCCAGGCGCCGGACATGATTTCCTCGAAGTCCATCTGGTCGTCGAGAAACCGGCACTGGAAGGCATAAGTCCCGGTCCAGGCGATCGCCGCGCCCGAGGCCGGGGCGGTCGTGAATGTGATCGTATTGGGCGCCGTGAGGGTATAGGCGCTCGTCGAAACGCCGCTGATCGTCACGCTCGAAATCGCGGTCGCATAGGAAACCGGCTCGTAATAGGCCCCGATGGTGCGGCCGAGCGTGAAGGCCGTCGTCGAACCGTCGCTGGTCCCAATGGCCTGCCCGCTCACGGCGCTGTCGGTCGGATCGGCATAGAGAAAGCTGTTTAACTGGCCCTGCGCCGTCAGGAAAAAGCCCATCAGCGTTTGCAGCGATTGCGATTGCAGGCCCGGAAAGCCGCCCGAGGAATCGAGGCCGTTGAAGGTCAGTTCGAATTCATAGAGCGGATGGGCGTAAAGCCCGGCGCGCACTTCCCGGCCCGAGACATGCGACGCGACGCGAGTCGAGAAGACTGGCTTTTTGTGGACGCTCCAACCCTGGCCGGGGAGCGTCGGAAAGTTCGGCGGCGGCGTCATGCCCTCACCGTCTCAATCCGGATCGAACCGCCCTGCCAAAGTCCCGACATGACTTGCTCCAAATCTTCGGTGTCATCGACGAACCGCGCCAGATGCGCGGGCGCGAAATCGATCGTCAGCACGGAGCCCGAAGGCGGCGGGCTGGCGAAGGTGATGGTCGCCGGCAGGGTCGAGAGGGTGAAAGCCGATGTCGCGACGCCGTTGACATAGACCGTTGGCGTCCCGATCAGGGCTTGGACCCGCTCGACATAGCCACCGAGCGTCCGCGTCAGAATGAAGGCTGTCGTTGCACCGTCTCCGGTCCCA